CGGCTTTGGCCTTCATTGCGGCCATCTGCATTTCCATCTTCATCTGGAACATCTTCATGTCCCGGTCTGCTTGGTTCTCAGAAGACTTCCATGTCCAGTCTAGCTGTGCGTCTGAACGATCCCACATCTGGTTTAGTTGCTCGGATGTTAGGCCTACCATGTTCTTCACGTCGGTGGCTGCGGCATCAAATTTGTTCTGGTTGTTTTGCAGGGTTACCGACTGACGCCACTTGGCGTTGGACAGATCGATGTTGTACTGCATGTTCTGGTAGAACTGTTCACGGGCATTCTCGAGTGAGGAGTTAAACTCAGATCGGTCATTAACCTCTCCGGTGTTAAACTTCTTCATCCCGTTTGCTTGCTCGGTGTTAAAAATGTTGATGTTCGTATCAAGCTGATCGTAGAACTTGTTCATGTCGTTGGTCTGTTCCGCTGAGAACATACGAGCGGCGTTAGTCATCTTAGCGTCTTCTAACAGTGACTGTACCCGGGCCTGACTGTTGATCACCCGAGCTTGCTGGATGTTGGACATATTAGCCAAATCCATCTGCATGAAGTTCTTAGAGTTGTTCAGAGCCGCATTCATCCGGGCATCTAGGTTGGCTAACTCTAGCTTAGAGAGAACCATCGCCTTATTGATTGTGGCTTGCTGCTTGTTGTCCAAGTTCTTCATGGCAATTCCATTGAAGATTTGGGCATCTTGTTGGGCAATAGGGAGTGTCGCCTCAATCATAGCTTGGGCTACGGCAGCCTGTCCGGCAGTACCAGCGTTGGTGAAGGCAAATGTACGGTTCACATTACGGGCAATACCCGCTGCCCATGTAGGGATCTTAGGCTGTCCGTCTGGGCCGGTAAACTGTTCTGAAATAAGTTCTAGCTGACCCATTACGGTCTGCTTCGAGTCGGTGTAATTACCTTCCCCCAGTGTCTGGGCCAGTATCTTACCGGCTACTGTAGAGGTGTCGATGACGTTTGAAATGTCCTGAGAGGCAAAGTCGTTAACAGCTACACCGAGTAGGTTAACTGTACCATCCTCGTTGCGCCCTGTACCAGCCCCTGTCATGTCCACAGTCATATCTTCTGCGTCGATGATAGCTGCGTCTCTAACTTCGCCTGTGGCGGCGTCTACGTCGTTCTCATCACGGGTTACACGATCAAATGTAGTCTCTGCCTGAAATGTCTCAGCGTCCTTCTTGACCTGATCCACGGCTGTGTTTGTGTAGCCTACAGTGTCGGCGTCTTTGCTTAGTGCGTTGGTGTCCGTATCGAAGCGAGGGTCTTTACCATCCACAGTAGTTCCTGATGTATCTGCGTCGATAATAGGGACTTCGTCACTTAGCTTCATATCCTTGCGCTCAAGGAATGCACCGGGGTCTCCGATGATATCTTCAGACACATTGGTAACGTCTGTGTTACCGACTATATTCACGCTATTTGGCAATGCGCTGGGATCGCCAATCAGCCCCTGTGTAGATAATACATCAGCCATAGTTTTTCTTTTCCTCTTGGCAGGATTTCACTCGATCCCGTAACTTTATGTATCCGAACATAGCCTCTGGGATGGCCCAGCTATCTTCGGGCAAAGCATCCAATTCGTCGGCTAGTTGTTCATTGAACTGGTCTGAGTAATCGTTAATTGGTGGGCAGTAGATCTCTAGCTTTGTTCTAAAGACCGTTTCGGCGCACCCGCTCAACAAGCTCAGTCCGATTACGAGGAGCGTTAGCTTGAACATCTGATTCATGGCCCTGCATCGCCTTATAAAAGTCAGACCGCTTATTGGCGGCCTCTAATTCGTCTTTCAGGACTGCGTTCTTAACCCTGCGGCCACCACCGAGGCGGCCTAAGACGTAGATCACAGGCAAGGCTACAGAGAAGGCTATGATGATAGCGGTCTTAATCTTGCCTGTGATAAATCCGAACATTATCGGGTGCCTTCCTTGCTGTCTTTCCAGCGTGAGTAAGCTACTAGGGCGATACCTCCGACAGCACACAACAGGAAGATTGTCTTCATGCTATCGCTGTATGGAACTAAGGCCTCGATCTGTGGAGCAATCTCGCTCAATGCCGTAGCGGCACCAGCTACACCCGCACCAGCCATAGTCTTAGACTGGGTCAAGGGTTTGGGTTTTGCTTCCTCGATCTTTTGGGGCATCTTGTCCCCGCCATCACCGGCCAGTTTAGCGTCCATTGAGAATAGGGCCGCTTCGGCTGCACGACGGCGTGTGAGGCCACGCAGAGGTGTTAGCTTACCGTCTACCCGAGCCTTATTCCAGCGCATTAGCTGGTTAGGTACGTCGTGGTACTGGCCTGAGTTCAGACGGGAAAGCAAGGTGCTGGACTTGAAGTTGGCTGCACCGACGTTGAAAATAAACGAGGTCAGAGCATCGTACTGGTTTTGGCTGAGAGGGACTTCCACATAGCGGTGGATCGCCTTTGCGTGATCTTCAAGATCAGTCACGAGACGGGCCTCGGCTTCCTCTACGGTAATACGCATACCAGAGCGGACGCCTTTGCAGGAACCCCAGCCTATTGTGTACTTTCCGGCGGGGCATCGATACGAATGGATTAGACCATCCTTACCTTCCTTGTGTAGTCCTTCGAACTTTTTAACGAGGCGAACACCCGCCTCGCTGATATTATCAGGGATCATAACTTATCCTCGAGTAGAAGCATACGGCTGAGTAGCCGGTGACATCATACCAGTGCGATAAATCGTGCTACTTTGGATGCTATCCAAGGTGCTAAACATCTGGTTCATGTCGTAGCCAAACTGGCTAATACGAGTTCCCTGTTGATCAAATTGAGAGATCATTAGATTGCCATTCTTGTCGATGGCCCGTTTGGTCTCTTGGCCCTGTGCGTCTAGGCTGTTTGCAATCAGACGACCTTGGGTATCAAAAGCATTCGCTAAGTTGCTGTAGCTGTCACGCACACTGGCATCGAGTTGATCGCCTTGGTTCGTAACGAGGCTACGCACGTCGTTTAGCTTGTTGAGGTATTCGTCCTGCGCTGCTTGGCCCTCTGAGGTAGAGGCGTCTATACCCATAGTAAGTTGACGAGCTACATCAGCAAAGTTTGTATCAATTTGAGCGGCTGCATCTTCTGTGGCCCGTGTGCTGGTGTCAGCGGCTGCCTGAATTTGCTGAGTGGTGGTCTCTGCGTTTTCCGCCACGCTATTCTGAATACCGGATACGGCGTTCTGTAGACCAGTCTGGAGATCGTTACGGGCACGGTTAGCCAGCGTAGTATCGTCGCCATACTGATCGGTAAAGGTTGAGAAGTCGGAGGTTAGTCCGCCTAAGGTACCAGACATATCTGCCTGACCCTGTGAAAGGTCACCATAGTAGGTGTCGAGGTTTCCACTCATACCGTCTACGGCAGACTGAATACCACTTTGGCCAGCGGTCATGTCACGGGTTAGATCACCGAAACCGGAGGTCTGGTTGGTCTGTAACGTGCCTAGAAGGCCGTCTACGCTGTCGAAGCGTCCACCAGTCATGGTAGAAATACTTCCAAACTTGTCATTCAGAAAGCCTTCAAGGTCCGTTTTGTTGGTCCCTAGTCTGTCTAGTATGTCTGTGCGTGAATCAGCAATATCACCCCGGGTGTCTTCAAAGCCCTCAGTAAGCTCCTCACCTTGTTGCTTAAATTCACCGCCAATGTATTCTTGCTGATCCCCAAACTCATCTGTGATAAAGTCTTGCTGCCCGTCGAAGGCGTCGTCTATATAGTCTTCTTGATCATTAAACCCAGTAGATACTTGGCCACTAACGTCGGCAACGTCGTCTGATAGGCTGCTGAGACCCCGCTCTGCGGAACCAAAGCCAGAGGTCATACCAGAATATACGTCGTCGATAGCATCATCGAGTTCTGCATAACCACGGTTCATGTCGTAGTTCATATCAGTGATACTACCATCGATCTTATCTTGGCCGCCGAATACATCTTTGAACTCGGGGTCAGCGTATTCTTTAACAGCGCCTTTGATCTCAGCCAAAGACGGGCCGCTAGAGCCGCCGCCACCGAACACAATCATCCCAGAAGCACGAGGGTTAAGGTACCGCCCGGGGCCGTAAATTGTAAGGAAAGGATTTCCCATATTATATCTCCATGTTGTAGACGTGGTAGAGAAGCTGGTAGGGCTTACCTTTGTTGCTCTCTAGATGACGAAGCCTTCTTTCCCAGCCTCGACGACCCCACACTTGCATTGAATTGCACCCGTTCTTCTTTGCGAATTCTTCGAGTGTTGTATGATGAGCGGTCCAAGTGTCCCAGTCAGGGACTTGCCCAGCGCAGGTCATGATAAGCAGAGACTTGCTGTGTGCGCTGGTAGT